TTATGTATTAACCTTATGCACTAATTGTATTTTATCCTCAGAAGATTTTTCACAAGAAGTTTTTTTTCTATTCAGTGTAAAGGTATCTTTTTTTTCATATATTATTTCCCCTTCTTTTTTTATACTTAATACCCCACTAAAATTAAACATAAATTAAGACTCCTTTCTGAAATCGAACATGTGTTCAAATATATTTTAATATCTTTTAATAAAATTTGCAAGTTTATATAATTAAATTACTTTATGTGAAAATTATTACATATTTATATTGAAAATGTAATTGTCTGTATACAGAATTTTAGGACAAGTATTTACTTTTTTAGACAAAATAAAAAACTAACAAACATATACGAATTTCATGTAGTTATAAACATAACATCATGAATACATATATATTTGTTAGTTTTCCATACTTGTATTTTAATTTTAAATAATTAATTTTTAGAATATTTTATTTATCGGGATTAAAATCGAAGCCAGCTTCTTTTAACTTTCTAGATATCTCAGCTTCTTTTTCTAATTCTTTATTTCTTTCTTCTAATTCCTTAATATAATTTATCATTTGTTCTCTAGTTATGCCATTTGGAAATATGGTCTTATCTAATTCAAATTCGTAATTACTTCCATCTATATTAGCTTTAGAAATTATGCCATTTCTATTTTCAGATCTTCCTAAAATATAATCTACGGAGCAATTAAAGAAGTCAGCTAACTTAGATAAGGTAAGGGTATCAGGAATTCTGTTACCATTTTCCCAATTGGAAACTGTTTGTTTTGATACATTTAAAAATTTTGCCAATTCAGTTTGATTTAAATCTTTTCTTAATCTTTCACATTTTAACCTATCTTTTATTTCCGCCAACTTTTTCACCCCTCTATTTATACTATATTATAAACTATATGTTGACTTTTTAAAACTGATGTAAACTATAAGAATATTTTTTGAGAAAAATGTTAAAATGCAGTTGAAAGTATTCTTAATGTTGACTATAATAAAAATATAAATAGTATTCTTATAGTTTACTTAAAAACAGTTATTAAGGGGTGAGCTTTATGACAACAGCAAAAAAATTAAAGGCTTATAGATGCTTAAGAGGGGCAAAGCAAGAGGATATAGCAAGATTAATAGGGGTATCTCTAAATACTTATAATTTTAAAGAAAATGGTAAGAAATCTTTTACCTTAAATGAGGCTAAGATTATATCAGATTTTTTTGATACTACCATAGATGAACTTTTTTTAAAAAGAAATAGTAAACTTTAGGAATACTCAAAAAATTATAGTTTAATATTGAGAGGAATAAATCCTAAGGAGGAATCCTCAAGTGGCAGTAATAAAAACAAAAGAATATAGAACAATAAGAAACTTATCTATTTCAAAATTGAGTTGTAAAAGTAAAATAGCTAGAAGTTATATTACAGAATTAGAAGAAGGTAAATATGGGAATCCAGGGCTAAAAGTTATTTGTAACTTATGCAAAGCACTACAAATTACACCAAATGAATTGATAGATCAAGAACTATGGAGGTGGTGGTAAACATAGTAAATCAATAATTATTAAAGAAGTATAGAAAAACTATATATAAATTATGGATTGATTCAATTATAGAAAAATTTTATTTTGTATACTATGGATAAAAAAGAAAGTGGTGATATGTTGGCAGAAGTTAAATGGATAAAGATAACAACTAATATGTTTGATGATGAAAAAATAAAATTAATAGATGCCATGCCAGAAAGAGATACTGTTCATTATATTTGGATAAGACTTTTAGTTCAAGCAGGTAAAACAAATGCAAATGGATATATTTTTCTAAATGATAATGTTCCATATACAGAAGAAATGCTAAGTACAATTTTTAATAGGCCATTAAATAGTTTAAGGTTTGCATTAAAAGTACTTAAGGACTTTGGCATGATACAGATACAAGAAGATAAATTAATAAGAATAACTAACTGGTCCAAACATCAAAATATAGAAGGTATGGAGAAAGTTAGACAACAAACAAGGGAAAGAGTAGCTAAACATAGAGCTAAGAAAAAAGAACTATTGGAAGAAACTAAAAGACACGGTTGCAAAAATAATGACAATAGAAAAAGTATAATGTTACATGAAACGTTAAGTAACGGCAGAGATATAGATATAGAAGATATAGATATAGAAATAAAAGAAGATAGAAAGAGTGATATTAGAAAAAATTTAGATAAAATTAATGAAGCATATTTTAATACCTTTTATAGGCAAATAAGTGCCACTTATTTAAATCAAGTATTAAAAGTCATGGCTAAAGAAGATTATACTGATTTATTAATATATGCATTAGATATTACAAAAAAAAGAGAACAGGAACAGGGCAAAATAAAAGGATTTAAATATACAATGTCAATTTTGGAAAGTTGGATAAATAAAGGATATAAATCACCACAAGATGTAAAGAAAAACGAGATAAGTAAGAAATGGAGGGAAGGTGAGGTATATGAAACAAGTAGGAGAAACTTTGGAGAAAACCTTAAAAAGCAGGGAATTGGATTATAATATTGCTGGTAAAAATGAAAGAGTTGAAATATGTTCTGTATGTGGAGAAGCTATTGAAAAGATTACTTATATTCCAGGGTTAAATAGGTGTATAAAAGGTCCTGTAATGTGCAAATGTAAAAGAGAAGCTCTAATGGTAAAAGAGAAAGAAGAAATAAATAAAGAAAAGCAATTAAGATTAAAAAAGATTATTAAGAATAGTTTAATAGATGAAAAATTTAGAAATAGTAAATTTGAAAATTGGGATTTTACTAAAGGTAATGACAAAATGTATAAAATAGCTAATAAATATACTAAAAAATTTGAAAACATGAAAAAAGAATCTGTAGGACTTTTATTATATGGTTCTCCGGGAAATGGTAAAACCTATACTGTGGCATGTATAGCAAACTTTCTTATAGAGAAAATGTTACCAGTTATATGTGTAAATGTAGATAGCTTATTGAATAGAATTAAAGATACGTATAAAAAATCTGGAAAAGAAGTAGAAGAAGATGTATTAAGAGGATTAGATAATGCAGATCTATTGATAATAGATGATTTGGGAACAGAACAGGATACAGAGTGGACTAGAACTAAAATCTATAATATTTTAGATAGTAGATATAGAAATGGATTACCACTTATAATTACAACAAATTTATCTCTTATAGAACTTAAAAATAGATATGAAAAAAGAACATACTATAGAATTTTAGAAATGTGTACTCCGATCTTAAATGATGGTAAAAATATAAGAGAAGAAAAGGCTAAAGAGAAAACAGAAATATTAAAAGAATTATTAAAATAAGAATATTGATTGTCTTGAATAATATAATAGAAAATTAAGTATGGTGGAGGTATAAGATGTTAACTGTATTAGTTAAAGAAATAGAAAATAAAGTTTTTGAAGAGATAGAGTCATTTAGAGAAGAAAATGCAGTATTAAAGATTTTATTAAAAGAGTATGTAAAGAAAAGCATAGATTATGAGAAATTATTAAAGGAAAGTATAAATTTATTAGACAAATATCAAGAGGAATTAGAATTTTTAAGAGTCGCGAAAAATAGATGGACGGACGAAGTGGTTAAGCATTACTTTACAATAAAAGATTTACAAAAAGCTTTAGATATTGTTGGAAAAGAAATAATGATATATGAGTTAAATAAAAATAATAAAGAAATGTAAAAAAGTATATAAAATTCAAACCAAAAGGCATTTCTAAAGGCCTTTAAAGATATAAAAAAGTAGCATTATAGTTATAAGAAAATATATTAAAGAATTATTATAGGAGGTTAGATATGTTGGATAAAAAATTATATATAAAAACAGAAGAAAGATTATATAGGTATTTTAGAAGTAAAAAAGAATTGAGTAAATTAAAAAATAGAGTCAAGCATCTTTCTAATAGAATAGAAATTATAATGGATAAAATTAAAAATAATAACGTGACATTAGAAGAAGAATCTAGAAGTAGAACATATGATGAAATAGTACAAACCTCTAGTAATGGAACAAGCTATGCGGAGAGAGAACTAATAAGACAAATAGAAAGATTAGAGATAGAACTAGGAGAAAAAATTAAGAAGAAAGGAAAAGTAGAATATAAAATAAGAGAAATAGAAGAAGAAATATCCGTAATGGAAGATAATCTTTCATCATTAAATGAAGAGAATAAAAAATTCATAGAGTTAAAGTATGGAGAAAATAAAAGTGTAGATTGGATAGCTGTAGAAATGTTTGGAAGAGCAAGGAGTACAGCTTATAGAAAAAAGAATGAATTAGTAGAACATGTAGCACAATTGAATAACCTTATAGTATAAACAGAGTTCTTGGCTTCAGAGGGAATTTTTACTCCCTCTAAAGCTTATTAACAGACTTCTTAGGAGTTTTACTCCTTAGAAATCGTTATCCAGGGACGTAACCGCTCTTTACTCCCATTTTGAAAAAGATTGGAGTATTAGAGCGGGTAGTCATCGGATAAAAATATTTTGGGACAAAAATGAGACAAAGTTGGGATAAATAAAGTATTCAAATGAAATATAATAGTATTATAAAAATAGCAGAGGTTTTATTGTATAAAACAACTGTAAAGCATTCATTAAAAAATAAATGAATGTTATGAAACCAAATTAAAATCTACAACTTTTAAGAATAAGTTAAAAAACTAAATAATTTGGACTGAAAATTTTATCATCTTTAAATAATGCATTAGATTTGCAAAATAAGTTTTAATTCTTATAACTTCTTATAAGTAAAGTTATAAATTAAGGCTTTTATAAAATCTAATGCTTATTTATTTCAAGAAAACTTAAAGGTTGTACAGTAAGCATAGGGGGGTGAGCTATATTCAATAATTTATCATAATGAGGATGATTTAAGGTTATGTAATAAGCTAGCTAAATAAATGATTAAACTATTGTTAAAAATATTTGCAGAAAAATTAGTAACCTTAGAGAAATAAAATTTAACTGAGGAAGGTGAGAAAAATGAGAACACCTTTAGAGATTTTGAAATTTAATTTACAAGAAAAACAGTATCCTTATTTTGAGGATAAAGAGCTAGAATTGCTACTAGAAATCAATAATAATGATGTAGAAAAATCAAGTTATAAAGGGTGTATTCTGAAAGCAATTGCAGATGATGGTATAGAAGTTGCAGGTGTAAAATTACAAAGTAATAGAGCTTACTGGTTAACTCTAGCAGAACATTTCAAAGAAGAACAGAAGATTTTAAAGAATCAAATTTCTGTGGAAAGAGTTGATGAACATTAATGGCTAATATGAATAGAGGAAAAATAAGCAAAAAGATATATGAACAGCTAGAAAAAAAAGACTTATTAAGAGAAATAAAAATATTAAGAATAGGTAAAAATGCTTTTGATGAAAAACTAGATGAAGTATATGTATGCACTATAAAAGGATATTATTATAGAAATAATAGTAATATAATTACAACTTCTATGGAAGGCCTGGAATTTAATAATTTATATAATGATAAACTATTAATTATCTATAATGATATAAGCTCTAAAATACAAAAGGATGATTATTTTATATTAGATGGAACTAAGTATGAAATAGTTGACACAGGAAATATTCAAAACCTAGTATTTGATATGATATTAAACAGGGTGTGATGATATGAGAGAATTTGAAGTAAATATAGATAGTGTTATTGATGGATTATCTGAATTTGAGATGCAATCTAAAGCATCCATAGGCATGTATGCAGATATTGCTGCGAAAAATATGGAAGAGTATGCTAAGAAAAATGCACCTTGGAAGGATCAATCAGGTATGGATATTGAAACAATTAAAGGTGGAAAACAATGGAAAGGCGATAAGTGTAATATTTATATTTCTGGAAATAAGGATTACTATTCGTCTTTAGAATTATGTAATGATAAAAAATATGCAATATTAAAACCAACTATAGATAAACTGAGTCCACAAATACTTAAGGGGATGAGTAATTTATTTGGGAAGTGATATAAATGTCTAAATTTAATTACAAAGTTCCAGGGGATTGCATACAGCAAGATATAATCAATAATACTATACCTGAAACCTTATGGCAAAAGGTATATTTATATTTAAAAAAATTAGGATATAATGTGTATGCTCCTGGACAAAAGAGAAATAAATGTATAGAAAGCTATGTAGTTATAGGGGAAAATGGTGTCCATGCCTTAGTTGGAAATATATCTGGTTATAAATTATTTGATATTATAGTCTATAGCCCTATGGATCAATATTCCACTATGGAATTTTATGTAGAGAATTTAAAAGAAGCTTTAAAAAAAATAGAAGATCTTAGGCCTACAGGAAATGAAACACCAAGCATTATAGATTATGATGTACAAGCCTATACTACAAGCATAGAATATCAGCAATTTAAAAGTTTAAGGAGGTAATTTAATGACAAGTGGAAAAACTTTAGTTAATGTTGTGAAAGTTAATTTTATTGATGAGGTAACAAATACAAAGCATACAATAGAAACAAGTAATGAAATAGATATAGAACCTATAAACAGTAAAGGTAAAAGAGATATATTAAGGATTAAAAACAAAATTTATGGAATAAATGAAACAGATGATATTGTTATAGGTTATAAGTTAAAAATGAAGGACAATCTATTTAATATAGAAACTATGGCTTTAATAGATGGAGGAACTATACAAGATAATAAATATTGTGGAACAGAAGTAGGTATAGCAGTAGAAAGACATCCATTTACCATGGAAATATTCACAGAAGAAAAAGATTATTCTAGAACCACAGGATATGTTAAGTTCGTGTATAAGCATTGTAAAGGTAAGCCAGCCAAATATAAAATTCAAGATGGAAAATTTTTAGTGTCTTCATATGAGGCTGAAAGTATACCATTTAGAAATGAAAAACCTGTAGAAATAGAATTTATAAATAAATTAGAAGAAAATGATAATGGAGAAAAGCCAGGAGAATCTACTCCAATTGAAGATATAGGAGTAGAAGGTGGAGAAGTAGAAAATAAAAATCCAGATGTAGGGGTAAGTATAACTAACAGGGTAGTGTGGAATTTTTCAAACCAAATTAATCAAGATGATGTTAACTTAGAGAACTTTATTATAAAGAGAAAATCTGATAATTCTAGAGTAAATGGAAATGCAACTATAGATGATACTAAGAAAATAGTAACATTTGTACCTGATTCTTTAGCAATAGATACAGTTTATATTGCTGAAGCTAAAGAAATAAATAAATTACATGGAAGTGGTAAAACTACAGCATTATCCACAGAATTTAAAACAATAAAAATTAGATAGTGGGGGTATAACAAATGGATTTAAAAGTAACTAATATAGAAGATTTAAAAAAAGTAGCTCAAGGTGAAGTAATTCAGTTACCACAATTTGGGCAAGGGATACCTTTTAATGCTAGAGTTAAAAGAGTATCTCTTTTAAATTTGGTAAGAAAAGGAGTTGTACCTAACAAGCTATTGAGTGCAGCAGAGGAACTATTTTATGGTAAACAGAGTTCGAAAGAGAATGTTGACTTAACACAAATGACAGATGTTATGTATATTATGGCTGAGAATGCACTTGTAGAACCTTCTATAGAAGATTTAAAAAGTGTAGAATTAGAGCTTACAGATGAACAAATAGTAGCATTGTTTAATTATACACAGGAAGGGGTTAGTGAATTAGACTCCTTTCGTGAAGAGTCAGAGAATACTGAGTGTAATATCAATAAGTAGACAATATAGACAAAGGCCTAGTGAAATTATAGGATTGACTAATGATTATGAAGCTTTTTGCTTTGATGAGGCCTGTGTCTATATATTAAATGAGATTAGTAAAGAAGATGCTAGAGAGCCTAAGTTTATAGATGGAGATAGAACGAATAAAACTAATAATGAAGATGTGATCCAATGGTTAAATGCTAATAATAAAAGTTAGCTTTTAACCTTTTGCTTTTTAAACATAAATAAATGTTAAAACTAAATAATAAATATAAAAAAATATGTAACATATAAAAGATTAAAGTGATAAAAAACTAGAATTATTAGTTAAATGAAGTTAGGAGATTTTTTATTCCTAAAGATGGGAGGTGAGAAAAAACGTGGCAGTAAATGTAGGAGAGGCAGTTGCCCATTTAACATTAGATACTAGTGAATTTAAAAAAGCACTTAATGGAGCTGGAAAAGACTTAGAAATATTTGTGCATAAAGTTGAGAAAGAAAAAACTAGAATTGAAAAATTACAAGAAGCATTAGCCAAAGAAGCAGGAACTTTAAGCAAAATAGGAAAATCTATGGAAAAACCTAGTGCTGCGGCACAAAATCTTCTTAAAACTGGGATGAAAAATACTCTTGCTGAAGAGGCAAAGAGTAAGAACCCCAAAAAGGGTCCTGCTAATATTGCAAAGGGCAATTATGATAAAATTCAAAAAGATATACAAGCTTCCATAAAAAAAGTACAAGATTCTTTTGCACAATTACAAACATCTATAGTAAAACAGTTGATACCTATATTTAATAATCAATTAGTACCTATATTGAATAATAAATTAATCCCAATATTTACAAAGCTAGCTAATAAAGCAGTAGAATTAATGAATTCATTTAATAAATTACCTAATCCTGTAAAAAACGCTATTGCAATAATAATTGTGTCAATAGCTGGAGTTGCTAAAACATTTACGGTACTTAGCAAATTAGTAGGTACTATAAATAATGTGATAGGTATATTTGGTAAATTAAAGAAAGCTGGAGGGATATTTGGATTATTAAAGACCATAATAACTTCAAAAACACTTCTAATTTTAGTTGCTATTGCAGCAATAGGACTTATAGTATATGAAGTGATTAAACATTGGGATCAGTTAAAAAAAGCAGCGGATGATTTAGGTAAAAAAATAAGTAACGTATGTAAAAAAATAAGTGGCCATTTTGATAAAAATATAAAAAAATGGAAAATAAAATGGAAAGCATTCCGGACATATATGCATAAAATAGGACAGGATATTATGAGAGGATTAGTAAGTGGACTCAAAGAAGGTATAAAAAAAGTGAGAGAGACTATTGAGAGTATAGCAAATGAAATAAAGAATAGATTTAAGAAAATGTTAGGAATAAACTCTCCATCACGTGTATTTGCTGATTATGGTAATTTTATTGGAGAAGGTCTTATACAAGGTATAGATAATCAAGAAAGCGCCATAAATAATAAATTTAAAGGTATAGCTAATAAAATTAAAGGATTAGGAAATGTAAGACCAAATTTTAATGGATTAAATAATATGTCACTTAGTGGAGCATATGGTGGTACTTATGCATCTCCATATGGACCTAATAACATGAATAAAAGTATGGGACTTACACAGGATATAAAAATGTATGTAACTATACCAAATGCAGATAAAGAAGGGGCTAATAAGATAGCTAATGAATTTAAACAAATGACAGAAAGTTCTATGAAAAATGTTATGACAGGGTTATTTATGAATGATGTATTGAGAGATTAGGGGGTGGCTTATATGGACTTAAATAGAATAAAAGATTTTAAAGTAGATTTGCTTTATGAAGATGGAAAAAATACAGGTGGCGTAATAACTAATTATAAGCACCTCGTCCTGCTTATTTTCGCAAGGGTATTAGAACTGTACAAGGATACACATATTTTGAAAAAAATATTAAAAGTGATTGCATTATTGAATTTACAGTTGCTTTTAATATAAAAGGAGAAAATGATGAGAAGACACAAAGTAATATAACTAAGTTTTTAAACTTTAGAAAAAACTATTCAGGTAGATTTATATTTATAGATGAATTTGGAATTCAATATAAAGGATATTTACAAAATAAGTTTGAGATAGATACTCCTATCGAAGGTGATATATATTATATAAATTTAGAGCTTTTATGTAATCATGAAGCTAGTGGATGGGTGAAAGATAATGACAAAGTGTAAAGTAGAATTTTATAAAAAAAATGGCTATCAGGCCTTTGAAAATGGTGATGCTAATAAAATAACATTAGAACATTGTTTAGTGTCAGTAAAAATAAATAGAAATTTAACTACGCCTACTGCTGAAGCTACGATTACAGCACAATATGAAAATCTACCTACGGCTATTTTTGCAGGAGGAACACAAGGGATAATAGATAATTTTGCACAGGTAAAAATTTATATAGAGGATGTACTTCAATTTACAGGTGTAATTAAAAAATATGATTATAATACACTTGATAAAACGATAGAAATGACTTGTCATGATATGTATTATAGAATGTTAAATTTATGTGATAAAGAATTAAAATTTTATAATAAAACCGCAGCAGATATAATTTCTACTGTTGTATCAGATGCTAAATGTAGTTTTCAAAGAAATGGAGGAAATAATTATACTGTATCTAAATTAGAATGTGAAATAGGTACTATGTATAATGATATAATTGGTAATTTGGTAGAAACTATGTATGCTAGAATAAGAGCAAACAAAAACGGTGTAATAATATTAGAAGAACAATATCCTGCTTATAATGAATCAAATCATGAAGCAAATCACCATGATTATGTTTTATCTGTTGATACTAATTTATCTAGTGAAACTGCTAGCAGAGATTCCAGTTTAATGAGAAATATATTAAAGATTTGTTGTAATGATAAATACTCTATTTTTGAATCTAAAGCTATGACTAGTTATTTAAATGGTGAAAGATGGGTAGATATAATTGATAATCCATTAGCTAGTACTTCATTATTAAAACAAAAGGTAGCAGGATATAAATTTTTAGATATGTGGAGGGATAGTACTGCTTTAAATGTAGTACCAGTAACTGGAATACCTAATATTGATTTAGGACAAGTAGTTAAATTAGTAAATAATCAAAGAGGTAATGGCTGGTATTTAATTGTAGGAATAAGTACAGAAATAAATGCTGACACATATGTAGATACATTGCAATTACAAGGTATGCGAGATAAAACAAAAGTGTATGATCAATGTATCCAAATAGGCAGTGGAAGATTGAAACAATAGTAGGTGATTAAAATGGCACATATGGGATATAAAAATTTTAGGGAACCAGTAGTCTATATTTTAGATCAAGAATTAAGAAAAAGAAATTTCAAAAATCAAATAAATACAAATGAAGATTCAAAATATACTGGGGAATTACCCGAATATCCATGTAGAATAATTAGAGATAGTAATAATAAGGCATATAAGTTTATATATGCTAGTGGAACAGATATGCAATGGCAAGAAGAACTAATTAGAAATGCAGAAGGTAAGGTATATAGAATTAAAACAACGTACCCTAATAATACAAATAAAACAATACAATTAATTAAAGATAATCATGGTAAATTAGAAACAATAGATTATGTATAGGAGGTGGCAATAATATGGGATTACCTTCCTATGTAGTCAACTTTGATGAACTATCAGATCTTATTAAAGATTATTTACAAAATGGTGTGAAAGTTGACATAGGCAATATAAATTTTTCTACCAAAGATATGGAAAATTTATTATCAGAAATTAAAGATAAAATACAAGGTGTAGATTATAATGATTTAATAAATGCGTTAAATGCTTTAGGTGTAAAGTTAGATAATTTAAGTGGAAATTTAGGTATATCAGGCACACAGAAAATTTATGGGAAAATGCTAGAGATTCCTGCAGTAAAAGGACAGCATATAATAGAATTTAAGGGAAATGGACAGATAACAGGTATAACATATTCTCAATCTAGTTGGAGATTTGAAGATAGCTGGGATTTACAAGTAGGTAATGATAAATTATTTGAAAGTGTACGCACTAAAGAATATGGTGAACATAAATTTTTAAATGTATTTTATCCTATAAATGGTACAGTCAAATTTATTTACAATAATATTAGTGGAACTAGTAAAGTTTTATGGGTAGATTTTAATATATTAGAAAATAGTAATTTACCTACACCTACTACACCTACTATACCTACCACTAATGAAAAAAAGTATAGATTTTTAGCTATAGGAGAAAGTGAATATACTTTACAAGGCGCTAATAACCTTATGGGTTGCACATATGATGCTGACAATATGTCTAATTTATTTAAAGAACACAAACAAAGTGCTAAATTTACAAAAAATATAGTTGCAAAAAATAAGACTAAGTCAGAAGCATTAAATTTAATAAAAAACACTTTTCAAGATGCACAAGATAATGATATTAGTTATTTGTTTTGGTCTGGACATGGTACTGTATATGAAGATAAGTTTGCTTTAGTAGCAAAAGATAACATAATAACAGTATATGAATTACAAACAATACTGGATGATATAAAAGGTACTAAAGTAATATTTATTGATACTTGCCACAGTGGACTTGCTATAGATAAAAATTTTGCATATACATTAGCTGTAGTGGAGGAGAAACTTAGAAGTATAGACAAAACATTAAATAAACAAGGATATAAAGTTTTAACAGCTAGTGCAGGTTCAGAAACATCTGGTGACTTGAGCGCTGGATATAATGGAAATCCTAATCCTTCAGGAGCTTTTACATGGGCATTAACACAAAGCATTAAAACTAAGAAATCTGATAAAGATAAAAATAGAATTGTAACTTTGGAAGAATTATATCAAAGTGTATTACATTTTTATGATGAATTTAATATTAAGAACCCTTATTTAAAGATAACACAAACAGCTCAAGTTTATCCAAGAAATGATACAAGTTCAATCTTTGAATATAAAGAAGGTGCTTAATTTGAGCTTACCTAAATATATAATTAATTTTGAAGAACTTACAGAAGATTTAAAAAATCATTTGTTAAGTCTGATAGATGATAATATAAGAACTAATTATCCAGAGATAAATACTAATAATATACAAGACTTACTACAACAGTTAAAAGATTTATTGCCAAGTGTACAATATGAAGGTCTAAAGAAAAAAATTGATACTTTTATATACAGAAAAATTGAAGGCATTCAAAAGGTAAAAGGTATATTATTAGATATCCCAGCAATACAAAATGATTATAAAGAGCAAATTAAATTTGATAAAGATATATATATTACAGGATTGCATTTTAATCAGACAGGTTGGAAAAAGGATGATAGATACAGTTTAGAAGTTAATAAAATGAAAATAATAGATAATGCAACAACTAAGGAAATAGGAGAGCATAAATACTTTAATACATTTTATAAAGTAAATGCTAATACGCCTATTTCTTTTGTTTTCCATAATTTAAGTGGCAATAGTAGACAGATAATTGTGGATTTAGAGTATATAGATGGAGAGGATTCTAATATTCCAGTAGAACCACCAGGAATAGAGGATATAGATAATGAATGGGATATAGCAGTAGTAATGAATTGGGAAGAGAATACAGATGCAGATATAGATTTACATGGCAAGATAGATGATAAAAAAGTTTGGCATGGTAATAGATCATATGATGGATTTTATCTTAATTTTGATTATACAAGTCATAAAACAAATAAAAATCCTGAAATAATAAGTGTTAAAGGGTACAAAAATAGAAAGCTTCATATAAGTATAAGAAATTTTAATGGAGCAGAACTAAAAGAACCTGTAACTTTGGAAATATATAAATATAGACCTTATGGTAATAAACTACTTAAAAAATTTAATGTGAATTTAGATACAAATAGAGATTTAAAAGAGATATTTATAATGGATTTAAATACTTTAAAAATAACAAATTTAAATAAATAATTGATAACAGGGGGTAGATAAAATGGCTACAGATAATTTTTATTGTGTAAATGGAAACACAAGCGTAAAAGATATAATCAAAAACTTAACAAAAGAAATAACACAAAGTGCTGGAATTTATAAATGGGACTTAGTTTCCCCTAGTGCAATAGATAAAGTTAGAAATTTTAGTTTGATAAAAGCTACTACATCTTATGGAAAAGAATTTTACATTAGATTTGAAAGAACAGCAGCATTAACACCAACAAGTGAGGAACAAAAACTATTAGATAAAGAAAGGTACAGTAAACCATTTACTGAACAGGAAATAACACTTCTTAATAGATATGTTGAGGCTATGCCTTTAACAAGCTTTGAGAAAAATTTAATAAAGAAAAATTTAGATTCTTTAACTACAGACGAACAAAATGATTTACAACAATTACGAGTAAGAAAGAATATAACGAATGATAGAGAACTATTTTTGCTTAGAAAATATTATAATGGTGAAAGTCTTTCTACTGCTGAACAAAATGAATTAGACACTTATAGAAATGCACACAATTTAACTGCTCAAGAGTTGGTAGATTGGAGTAAACTCAAAACAAATACAAAACTTTATGCTGATTCTATAATAAATATACTTTATAAACAATATGCTGGATCGGTATTATCTCAAAGTGAACAAAATTCTTTGGCGAGTTATAGAAATAGCATGGAACTGACACAAAGTGAAAAAGAAAAATTAGCAATGCTAAAAGGTAAAATGGATAATAGAAATCATATGTATATAACTATAGGTAAAGAGATTCATGACACTAAAAAAATTGTAGAGGTAGATGGAGAACAAACAGAAGTAGATATTAAAGATTTAGTTGAGGAGAGTTGTTCTGTACCATCAAGATTTGCATGGTATAAGAAGCTTGCACCAGAAATAGGGGAGTGGCTACCTATAGAATATTATATAAATATCACAAAAGATGCAGTGAATATAATGTTAGAAGGGGATAAAAGTGCAGATAACTACCCTTATAATAACAATTTAACAAGTTATGCTTATATTGGAGCTATTAAGCCAATGGAAGATTCAGCATCCACAGATGATAAATATAACTTTGGAGTAGTTACATCTTCAGATATACCACCATTTTTTACAAAAAAGTTTGGTGAAAGAACTGCTACAGGAATTACAGATGTGTGTATGGTAGGTAATAAGATAGGTATGCCAATGCAACCTCATTATCCTGAATTTAGTACAACAACAACTTTTGTAGATAAATGTAATACGGAAGGAAGCAGATGGAATCATAAAAAACATAAATTTGATGAAATTATTTTGTTTCATCCAGTTGATGGTGAAAGAGGCAAGTTGATTAATGTATTGGCTGGGGATGGTAATGGAATATGGAATAAGGATACGCTAGTTTATAAAAAAGGTACAGAAGAAGAAGAAAATTATAAGAAATTTAAAATTACAGCGCCATATAGCCTAATGAACAATAGTCCTAATCCATTGTATTGTATTGCAATCAGATGGTATAAATCAGAATAGAGGTGGTATAAATGCCCCTACATAAAATTCCCCTATGTAGTTTTAAGTATGTAGGGGATAATACTCTTTCTAGTGGAATGTTTATATATGATACTAGAGAAGTATTGCTAAAAATAATAATATAA